GGCAGCTGAACACGTTATTGTTGGCATTTGCCAGGTTGCATCAACCGCCAGTTCTACCGATCCAGCTTATGTCGCAAAGGTAACGCCTCATGATGAACTGGTAGTTCCGGTAAGTACCGCTGTGTCAAGCACCTGGCTTGCACCGGGGAATATTGGAACTTACATGTTTGTTTACGACAGCAGCCATGTCAATGGTTCCACCGGGGCAACTGCATTCACCTATACCAGTGATGCACAGGCGATTATTGTAATGACCGGCTACAGCACAAAAGAGGGTGTTGTCTATGGCTACATCCCCCCGATACACGTTAGCTAACTGAAAGATGAAAGAGGTGAATTTAAATGGCAAGAACAATTTCCGCAGATATTAGCCGGATGATAGTTGCAGGACAGAAGGAGATATTCACCAAGAACTTTGACTCCTTCCCCATTGAATATACCGGCCATACCACCAACAAGAAGGCCACCAAAAAAGTTGAAACCTATGACAGTATGGGCAACCTGAAGGCCACCGCTGAAAAGCCCGAGGGTGACAGCATCACCTACGGCAAGGTTGAGCAGGCCTATCAGACCAGTATAACAAATAAGACCTGGGCCAATGGCTTCCAGCACACCATGGAGGCCATAAAATACGACCTTTACGGGGTTGTAAAATCTGCCAAGGCCAAAGAGCTTGCCAGAACCATGCGGGAGGCAGAGGAAGGCCGGGCCATCCTGAGATGGGATAATGCTTTCACAACCAACCTGGCAGACGGGGCTCCGCTGTGTACCAACAGCAGGCCCCTTTTTAATGTGCCGGGGACTTTCAATGACACCCTGACCACTGGGGCAATCGGGTACGGCACCTTTAAGGATGCCTGTTCCATGTTCGGAGACTTCAAAAACCACCAGGGCGGACCCATGAAGTGCGTACCCAAGAAAGGGCTTACCCACTTCTACAACATGATAACCGTTGAGGAAATCATGAAGTCCACCCGGATTGCCAACGAACTAAGCAATACTGAGGGTCAGCTTCCCCGCCTGAATTGGCAGTATAGCCACTACCTGACCAGTAAAACGGCTTGGTTCCTGTGGGACGATGCTTTTGAGCATGTTCTCTTCCAATGGTTCATGAAGACCCAGTTTGACGAGGACGAGGACAAGATCAATACGAAAGATATGTACTTCAACGCCGTGGCCATCTACGAGACCGGCACTCTTCCCAACGTTGGCATAGTCGGGAGTCTGGGCACTTAATTGTGCCCTGCTTCCTTTGAAAGGAGTTGAAGAACATGCCTAGATTTGTTGATTCTATTCGCATGGCAAATGGCAGCACGGATACCGTAATAGCATCTACAGACGGTCTGTTCGGCGGCGCTGCATCGTTGCCGTCTACCGTGGCTCATACTCTGGTAAGCACCACTGATGTGCAGACACTTCAGAATAAAACCCTGGGGGCAGGGATAGTGACATCTCTGGAAACTCTCGCCTGCAGTTCTGGTGGCGTTACCCCGTCTACGGCTGTGGCTTATGGTATTACTAGGGTTACGGTAGACGGTACAGGCGATCCATCGACCAGCCCGCGACTCGTTACCTTGGCCGCACCGCTGGTAGGCGTGGAAAAAACCATTGTCTTTGAAACTACTGCGGCCTATGTCAATACCTTGGATGTTGATTTAGGGGCAGGCGTAGGGATAGACGGGTCAACTACCAACAGGTTTATTGCATTTTCCACGTTGGCTACCGGACACCAATCCGTGACCTTGATAGGTATGACAACTGCATTGTGGGCGGTGAGGACCGTAAACAGCACAGTTGGTACTTGGAATGCAGCGACCGGAATAAGAAGTTTGACGGCAGCACGTACAAGTTAATCGGGGAGGCCTTCGGGCCTCCTTATATTTTAAAGGGGGATTTATGGACTCCAATAAAAAGTCAAAAGTTTATATCGTCGGATTTGCGCCGTCCTGGGTAGAAACCGATTGGCAGGATAAGGACGCTGAGATTTGGTGTCTCAACGAATTTTACAAGGTTGGCAAAACCGTTCCAGGTTTTCGGGCCGACCGCTGGTTTGAAATCCACGACAGAAACAGTAAAAGCAAGGCCACACCGGAACATCAGCAGTTTTTAAAGACATGCCCCTGCCCGGTTTACATGTGGAAAAAATACGAGGACATACCCAATAGCATTCGTTTCCCGAAGGATGAAATTGTTCAGTTCTTCGAGGAAAAGGGATACAGCGGGGCCAGGTATTTTACCAACTCTATTTCGTGGTTTATTGCCTTGGCTATTTATGAGGGATTTAAGGAAATTTCCGTTACCGGCGTGGACATGGCTACTGATTCTGAATATGGTTGGCAACGGCCAAGTTGTGAGTATTGGCTTGGGGTCTGTGACGGACTGGGAACAAAACTCCATATACCTGCCGCCAGTGACCTTTTAAAATGTACCCAGCTTTACGGGTTTGAGTCAAACAACCAAAACCGCGCTTGGATGAAAACTCAGATCGGAGAACTTGGTAAGCGCAGTAAGCAGTTTGTCCAACAGCAAGCACAAGCACAACAGGCGGCACATCAGGCAGAAATTGCACAAGCGGAAATCAGGGGGGCCAAACAAGCTTACCAGGAAATATTAAAACGCACACAGTAAGGAGTGGTAAAAATGACCACTGTTCGCGAGGAACTTGCAAGGCACCTTACACAGAGCCAAATGAGTTCTTTTTTTATTGACAAAATGGGGATTATCAACGTTAAATCATATGGATCAAAAGGAGATGGAGTTACTGATGATACAATAGCAGTACAAAATGCCTTAAATGCAGCAGGAACAGCGGGTGGTGGAATAATATATTTCCCAAAAGGAACTTATTTGATAAGCAATATTGAATATAGTGCAAACTGTATTTTTGTGGGAGCATGTAAAAATTGCACAACAATAGAGCATATTGCAAACACAAATGATAATGCCATTGAAAGAAGTGGAGTATTAAGAGGAAATATAGGTTTTTATAATTTGACATTCGACGGTAATAAGGACAACCAAACTACACGTAATAACTTTCTGTATCTCATTGCAAGCCGTGTTGATATTGAAAACTGTATATTTCAAAACACAATACAGAATGCTATTTACATTGATGCTGATGATGTGGTTACCGTTAATAACTGCCAATTTAAAAACATGGAGGAACATAGTGGAGTTGCCGGAGAATATACAGAGGCAATTTATGTAGTTGGTTCAACAAAAATTATTATGAATGGAAACTACTTTTATGCTCCTGTGCCTGTAGTTACCGACAGTGCCCCCGGGGGTATTACTCTGTCGGGTACAGCTCCAGAAGTTACATTGACAAACAACATATTTGACGGGATAGGTCAAAACATAGCTGGCAACTTGATAGGATGTATTGATTTATATACAAATGCAGATAACTCCATAATTATTGGCAATAAGTTTTATAATTATGGATATGTTCCTTTAAAGCTACAGAATTCCGGAAATGTTATTTGTTCAAACAATATCGTGCAAGGATATAATGGTACGGCAGGACAGGCCATTGTATATCAACCATCTCAGAGAAGTCACGCAGTAACCTATAATGCTGTTATAAGCAATAATATACTTAAAAACACTGTAGGACCAGGAATATATATTCAAGGTGATTTAGGACAGCTTGCAAAAAGGATTACTGTTAGTTCAAATATTATAGAAACGTCTTCAAAAGGCGTTTTTATAGACTATGCTGCCGGTGATATAATTATTTCTGAAAACATAATGATAGGATTAACAACAACTGGAATTGAAATCCAGCGGTCTGAAGGAACAATAGTGTTAAAAAATAACTTGATAGACGGTTGTGCAGATGGCATTTATGCACGTACCTCAGTGGCAAGTCTGGACTTAATTGTATCTGAAAATGTAATAAAAAACGCAACAAGTCAAGGTTTTAGTTTTAGGGGTGGAAATTTTTTAAATCTTAGGGGCAATAAAATATCTTCAACTGGTACAAATGTTGACTTAGGCACCATCGTAACATTATACAATTCTGATAATTCTTACACTACAATTGCAGGTTATAGCACGTCAACAAATCATTATACAACAAATAATGGCAGTTTTTTAACGGGAACAATAGTTTGGGACCCTGGAAATTTAGTTGATGGAACTGGTGAAACGTCAGCCGCTATAACTGTAACAGGTGCCGTATTGGGCGAATATGTCATTGTAGCAGCCCCATACGACCTACAGGGTATTACGTGTAATGGATATGTCTCTGCCGCCAACGCCGTTAAAATACGAATACAAAATGAAACAACTGGAGCGATTGACCTTGCAAGTGGAACGTGGAAGGTCAAAGTGATTAAAAACTAATATTTTGTGTGAAAAGCATAAATTAATGAGGGTGATGATATGCCAAGCGTTCAGCAAATATTGAATGATATTAGGACTAGGCTCCCGGCGTCTACAGATATATTCACGGATGCCATTATTGTTGGGTGGATGAACGACTGCCAAAACGAAATATGGCGATATATGGCATCCACAGAAGTTTATGAGCAGGATACCGTTGCAGGGCAGGCAATATATAGTCTGCCCTCTGATTGCGCTATTGACATGCTTAAAGCGGTGCAAATATCTAATAGCACCACGATTGACGGTATGGAAACATATGCAACGTATGATTATGCTGGACCTGACGACACTCTTTCCGGCAATAAATATTACGATGCTTTGGGACAGATAGGTATTTACCCTGTTCCCAGTAGTGATACCGGAGCAGGTTACAATATTAAAATGACCTATGAGGCTTCGCCGACTCAGTTAAGCACAAATACACTGTCTACGATACCGAGCATTAATACTGAGTATCAGGATATTTTAAAATGGCGACCATGCAGAGATATTGCCGGAGGCGGTAATAATCCAGATATGAACCTTTATAATTTTTATCAAGGTTTATATGAAAAATTATTTAAGCGCATAAAGATGGACTACAACAAACGCAAGGCAGCCAATCCAAGGAATACATATCCTCGTTCTGAGGGGTGGTACAATGGGTAGCGGAAAAATATTAACATATTCAGATCTGGGCGGTGGGGTGAATAATGGTCTAATAGCCGCCCACAAAATAGCGGACAATGAGGCAAGGTCAATGAGCAACCT